CTTTTTTTTGATATAGCAGCCGAAAGGCTTGATATATGAGAGTGAACTCTAAACGCAAGGGTCAGACAAGACCGTAAAACAGACAATAGTGCTGAGTGAACAGCCTTGTTAAACGCAGGAGGTAATTGATATGGCAAAAATCGACATCACCAAAATCGAAGGGTATGACAAGATGACCCCGGAGGAAAAGCTCGCAGCTCTTGAATCGTTCGAGTATGAGGACAACTCTTCCGAGTTGGAAAAATACAAGAATGCCGCTTCTAAGGCAAACTCCGAAGCTGCTGAGTGGCGTAAAAAGCACAACGCTCTTCTGTCCGAAGAAGAACAGAAGAAACAGGCAAACGAGGAAGAGCTTACTACTCTTCGTGCAAAGGTCGAAGCAATGGAAAAGGAAAAGCTCATTGCCGGACACAAGGCTCAGTTCCTTGCTATCGGTTATGATGAAGCTCTTGCCGATGCTACCGCTAAGGCTTTGGCTGATGGAGATACCGCTAAGGTGTTTGCCAATCAGAAAAAGTTCCTCGAAACGCACGACAAAACTCTGAAAGCGGACTTGCTCAAAAAGACACCTGCTCCCCCTGCCGGAGGCGGCGGGGACACAATGACTCTCGACAAGCTGAGAAAAATGTCTCCGCAGGAGCGTTATGAGTATTCCGAAAAGAATCCCGAAGAATACAAAAAACTTTATGGAGGTAATGAATAATGGCTAATACCGTATATCCGAATTTTTACCTGTCTAACGAGGTAGAAGACCAGTACAAGTCTCATCTTGACTTGCAGCAGTTCTGCACCGTTGACAACAATCTTGTCGGCACTCCCGGCATGATTCGCAAAATCAATGTCTATAAGGCTACCGATGGTACTGAAAAGCTCGCAATCGGTGCGGGTAACTCTAAGTCCATCGAGGTCGGCTACACCCCGAAGGAGTACACGATTCTGCTCGCTCAGAACAGATTCAAGTACTACGATGAACAGGCTATGACCGACCCGCAGCTTGTCCCTGTTGGCACTCGCCACATGGGTACTGACCTGTTCAACACCGTGAACGCTGACATCTATGCGGAGTTTGCAAAGGCTACTCAGGTAGTTCTCGGCACGAAGTTCAACTTCGATATTTTCGCTGATGCTCAGTCTGTGCTTGCGCTCGAAAACCTCGAAGATGTTACCATCTTTGCTTTCGTGTCTCCCGCCGATGTCGCTGACATCCGTAAGGAACTGAAAGACACCTTGCAGTATGTCGAAGCGTTCGCAAAGAACGGGTATGTCGGCACTGTGGCAGGTGTGAACATCTACACGAAGAAGGATGCAACTTCCGGCTCTATCTACATGGGTACGAAGGAAGCCGTCACTCTCTTCAACAAGAAGGGCGTTGAAATCGAGCAGGAGCGTGATGCCAACACTCGTGAGAATCGTATCTTCTCCCGTAAGTACTACCTTGCGGCTCTTACCAATGAGACGAAGGTTGTCAAGCTCTTCAAGGGTACGGCTACCGCCGCAACCGAAACTACGGTTACTGCGGGTACTACCTACTACAAGAAGGTAGGCAACGGCTATGTTGCGGTTACTCCCGCAACGGGCGATAACCCGAAGACCAGCGGTTGGTACACCATTGCGTAAAAAAATGAAAGGAGGCAAGCAACATGGTATGGACTGACAAAGAAAAACTCACGATGCTCAAATCCCTCTTGAACGAGGAAAAGGGCGAGGAGACCGCAGACAGCGTGTTGCTTGCCTATCTTTCTTTGGCGGGTCGAAAGGTTATTCAAAGAGCCTATCCCTACCGGGATGATGTTGAGATAGTGCCGGACAAGTACGCAACCAATCAGGTTGAAATTGCTTGCTATCTTCTCAACAAGCGTGGCGCAGAGGGTGAGACCTACCATAGCGAAAACGGCATCAACCGCTCTTATGAAAATGCCGATGTGCCTGAGTCGATGCTTTCAAGGGTGACTCCTTTTGTGGGGGTGTTCTGATGAGGTGTCTGCACAGGAATAAGCGCAAGTTCTACTATGCCCTCTTCAAAGAAAAGGTTGCTATCAAGGATGAGTACGGCAACGACAGCGGCGAATATCGGGTAGTCTACCAAACGCCTGTTGAGATGAAAGCAAATGTTTCGGCAGCGACAGGCGAAGCTCAGGTTGAGCAGTTTGGTAATTCGCTCTTATACGACAAGGTCATCATTACGGATGAGCTTGATTGCCCGGTTGACGAACACTCTGTTCTCTGCATTGACTCTCCTCCCTCCTATGATAAGGACGGCAATCTCATCTTTGACTATATCGTGAAGAAGGTCGCAAAGTCCATCAACACTATTTCCTTTGCGGTAAGCAAGGTGGAAGTATCGTGAAGAAGATTAAATGCACTCTCGGAGCGCTTGATAAGGCGATTGCCGAAATCGAGCAGTACCAAAAGGACTTGGATAAGAAAGTCCATACCCTGATGGAACGATTAGCCGAGATAGGGATTGAGGGGGCAACCGTTCGCTTTGCAAATGCCATTTATGACGGCACGAACGATGTGCGAGTGAACAACACCCCGGTGTGGATTGCCGATAACAAGTTGGCTATTTCTGCATCGGGAAGTGCAATCACTTTCATTGAGTTCGGCTCAGGTGTGCATTATGCAGCACAGGCTCATCCGAAAGCAGGAGAGTTCGGCTTTAACCGTGGCGGTTACGGCTATCACTTGGGTCGATTCGACTCTTGGCGGTACTCAGGCAACCCCGGCACAAACGGAGAGGTTATCACCGAAGGTGCGCATAAGGGTGAAGTAAAAACGCAAGGCAACCCCGCAAACCGGGCGTTATACGACTCAGCTAAGGAAATGCGGGAACAAATCACTAAAATCGCTAAGGAGGTGTTCGGAAGTGATTGACATTGAAAACGAAGTGTTCACAAAGATTGCATCCGAACTCCGTTCTCAGTTCACGGGCATCAATGTTTACGGTGAGGATGTACGCAGTCCCTCTCAGTTCCCTTGTGTCAGCGTAGTCGAAGCCGACAATTACACGGTCAAGAGTACGCAGGACTCCGGGAGCAACGAGAATCACGCCAATCTGATGTATGAGGTCAATGTCTACTCGAACAAAACGAGTGGAAAAAAGACTGAGTGCAAGGAAATCCTTTCCGTCATTGATGACATTCTTTTGGGTCTTGGGTTTACCCGGACAATGAAAAACCCCGTTTCGATGGACGATGCTACTATCTATCGGATGGTTACGAGATACACGGCTATCGTCTCAACAAATCAAACAATTTACAGGAGGTAATAAGTAATGGCTATTTCTACTTACAAGGTCTTTCTGATGAAGAAAGGTGATTCGGGAAGCACCTACACGAAGCTCGTTGACATCAAGGATTTTCCTGACCTCGGCGGTGCGCCTGAGATGCTTGAAACGACCACTCTTTCCGATGGGATGCAGACCTACATTCCGGGTATTCAGTCTCTCGAAGCGTTGGAGTTCACTGCCAACTATGACAAGGATGACTACACTGTCCTCGCCGCTCTAAAAGACACCGAGTGCAGCTTTGCTGTTTGGCTTGGTGGCACTGAGTCGAGCGGTACGGTCACTCCTACCGGGTCTGAGGGTAAGTTTGAGTTCAAGGGCAAGCTGAGCGTGTTCGTTGTTGGCGGCGGTGTGAATGAGGTTGTCGATATGACTATCACCATTGCTCCGTCTACGCCTATTACCGTCAGCTCTACCTAAGATTTAAGAGGAGGAATATATCATGGCTAAGACTATCACATTCAACTTTGAGGGTACTGACTATACTCTCGAATACACGAGAGCGACTGTTGCCACTCTCGAAAAGCAGGGATTCAATATCAGTGAAATCTCTGAGAAACCCCTGACTACTCTTCCCGCTCTGTTTGCGGGTGCGTTCCTCGCCCATCATCGCTTTGTGAAGCGTGATGTCATCGACCGTATTTACGACAAGATGACAAACAAGATGGACTTGGTGATGCGACTCGCCGAGATGTATAACGAGCCTATCGAAGCACTTGTTGATGAGCCGGAGGAGTCCGAGGGAAACTTGACTTGGGGAACGAGTTGGTAAGTGACTCGCAACCCCATCGGGGCGGCGGGTCTAAGGGCTTTGCCGCCCTCTCTTATACTGAGATGTTCTATACTCACTTACCATACTACTTGGCTATCGGTATGCCTTACGACCTATATTGGAACGGAGACTGCCGACTGACAGAGTGTTATCGGAGAGCTGAGGAAATCAAGCAGCGACAGCGAAATCAAGACTTGTGGTTGCAGGGAATGTATATCTACGAAGCATTGTGTGATGTCTCTCCCATTCTTCAAGCCTTTGCAAAGAAAGGCACAAAGCCTACTCCGTATTCCTCTGAGCCATACGCTATTACTGCGAAACAGGTGCAGGAAAAGCGTGAAAAACAGGAACAGCTTAGGTTTGAAAAAACAAAGGCAAAAATGGCGGCATGGGCGGCGAAAACGAACGCTCAGATTGCCGTTCGAGCCGGAAAGGAGGTAGACGGTGGATAACACGATTGACAATCTGCAAATTGAAATAAAGTCCTCGACTACCGATGCACAGCGTGGACTTACAAAGCTGAAAAACTCTCTGCAAAAGCTAACCGAGATGAGTAATGCGGTTGCCAACATGAACGAGGGTGGTATCAGCAAGCTCAAAGCTATGGCTGAGGGTGTAGACTCTCTCGCCAATGCCGGGAGCAATCCCGGTCTGAGTACCGCTATCTCTGAGCTGAGGAAGTTGTCGAAGATTGATTTTTCCAATCTCGGCGCAGGGTCGGATAAGGTTTCTGAAATTGCTGAAAAAGTCAGTGAAATCACTGCCGCCAATCCGACTTCCAACATTACTCCTCCTGCCGCTTCTGCTGAAACAGTTGATATTGCTCCGAGTGTAGATGTGGAATCGACAAAGGGAAAACTCTCGCAGCTCAAAGCCTTTACTTCTACCGTTTTCTCATCTATTGGAGGTACTGCAAAAACTGTTTTCAGTGGTATCGGCAAGGTTGCGGGTGGCGTTTTCAAGGGCGTTAGTGCTGTCATTAAGGGCGTGGGAAAAGCCGCTCAGAGTGTTTTTGGGGCAGTTAAAAAGCTCGGTAATTATATCGGCGGCAAGCTGAAAAGCGGTCTGAGTACCGCTACAAAGAAGTTCTCAGGCTTTGTTCGCTCTATGGGTCGTATCGCTATGTACCGGGCGATTCGCTTTCTTCTCTCTCAGATAGCAACCGCTTTCAAAGAGGGAACGAACAATGTCTATCAGTACAGTAAGGCTATCGGGGGCAACCTCGCTTCTTCTATGGACAGGATTGCATCGAGCTTTTTGTACTTCAAAAATTCTATCGGTGCGATGGTTGCTCCGCTCCTCAATGCGCTTGCACCTGCTATCGAGTATGTTATTGACAGAGCTGTTGCCCTCATCAATGTGCTGAATCAGCTTTTTGCGAAGCTCACCGGGGCGAGTACTTGGACTAAGGCGGTCAAATCGCAGACTGAGTATGCCGAAGCCGCAGGTGGCGCAGCGGAAGCTGCTAAGAGCCTTACCGCAGGTTTTGACGAACTGAATGTTCTCTCCGACAGTGGAGGGGGCGGCGGTGGCGGTGGTGCTGACTACGGCTCTATGTTTGAGGAAATGCAGCTCGACAGTGACTTTGCTACATGGATAGACCAACTCAAAGACGCTATCTCCAACGGCGATTGGGCGGGTGTAGGAACGATTCTCGGCGATAAAGTCAACGAGGTCATCGACAAAATCGACTTCGCCGGGATTGGCTCTAAGTTAGGTTATGGTATTCAGTCCGCTTTCGAGGTGGTTTACAACTTCCTCGACACCATCAACTTCGAGAAAATCGGCTCAGGCATCGCAACGCTTCTCAATAATGCGATGGAGCAAATCGACTTCAACTTAGTCGGTAAGACATTTGCGAAGAAGTGGTCGATTCTCGTAGACACTCTCTATGGTTTTGTTACCACTTTCGATTGGACAAAGTTCGGTCTTGCGATTGCTGACTTTATCAACGGTTGGTTTGAAGAGGTTGACTTGACGAAAGCGGTGCAAACCGCTCAGGAAATCATTCTCGGCATTTTCGAGAGTCTGCAACAGGCTATTCGGAATGTGCAGTGGTACAAAATCGGCACTCAGATTATGGATGCAATCGAGTCGATTGATTGGATGTCCCTCTTGGGAAGTCTCGGTCAACTTCTGAGCGATGCGGTCATCGGTCTGCTTGACCTGCTGCTTGCCGCAGTCGGTGAAACCGATTGGGGTAAAGTCGTGCAGGATATTCTTGCCGGAATCGGTGAGATGATTGCCAACATTGATTGGGGACAAATCCTTGCGAAAATCGGTGCGTTGATTGTCGAGCTTGTCGTTCAGATACCCGGCATCATTGTCGGTGCGCTCGGCGGTATTGCTGACCTCTTGGGCGGTCTGTTTGAGGGTTTTGGTCTCGACAGCGTTGCAGGATTCTTTCACGGAATCGGAGAGAAGATGCGTGAAGCGGGTACTTGGCTGAAAGAAAACCTTGTTGACCCTGTTGTGAATTGGGTGAAAAACCTGTTCGGCATTCACTCTCCCTCTACGGTCTTTGCTGAGATTGGTACATTCCTTGTCGATGGTCTGTGGCAGGGCATCAAGGACACTTGGCATATCATCGTTGAGTTCTTCTCCGAGAAATTGGATGGTATCAAACAGGTGTGTTCCGATGCGTGGGAGAGCATCAAATCTACGGCAACGACCGTGTGGAACGGTATCAAATCGTTCTTCTCGACCACTTGGAACAACATCAAGGGTACTGCTACGACCGTGTGGAACAACATGAAAACCACAATGGCTACCACTTGGGATAATGTCAAGACCAACACCACAAATGCATGGAACAATGTGAAATCTTGGCTCTCTACCACTTGGACTAACATCAAAACTACGGCGAGTACGACTTGGGATAATCTGAAATCCACTATCGGTACGGCGTGGTCGAATATCAGCTCCGACACCTCGACTAAGTGGAACAACATTAAGTCCACCCTGTCTACTCTGTGGAACAATGTGAAATCCAATGCAAGTACGGTATTCAACAACATCAAGACCAACATCGCTACGGCTTGGAACAATGTGAAAACCAACAGCTCTACGGTATGGGGTGGTATTAAGTCAAACCTCTCGACCACTTGGAACAGCATTAAAGGTACTGCGACTTCCGCTTTTACCTCGATGAAAACCTCCATCTGCTCGATATGGGATGGCTTGAAATCGCACATTTCCTCTGCTGTTGACTCTATCACAGGCTTTGTAAACAAGATGAAAAACATCGTTTCAGCCGGAGTCGATGCGGCTAAGAGTGCGCTTGACAGTGCCGTTTCTTGGGCATCCAACGCTGTAAGCTCCGTCAAGAGTGCCTTGTCGAGTATCGGAGATAAGGTGTCGAGTGCCGTCAGTTGGGTCGGCGATAAGCTCGGTTTTGCATCGGGCGGTTTCCCGGAAGTCGGGCAGCTCTTTATCGCTCGTGAAGCGGGTGCTGAGATGGTCGGCTCTATCGGCGGTCGTACTGCCGTTGCGAACAACGACCAAATCGTAGAGGGCATCTATCAGGGCGTTCTCGCCGCTATGAGAGCCGCTGAGGGCAACAATAACGGCAACTTTGATGTCAAGGTATATCTTGATGGCAAGCAGATAACCGCCGCCGTAGAGAAGCGGCAGAGGGAGCGTGGCGCAACTATTTATCCGGGAGGTGTTCTCAATGGCATTTAGAGCATTGGTTACTGTTGGGAATTATCCGTTCCCTGAGCCGTCTGCTTATTCGGGAAATACGGCAACGCTCGTTGACTCTGCTCGTAACCTTGAAGGTGTTGTCATTGGAGCGGTCATCCGAGACGATGTTGCAAAGGTTGAGCTGTCTTGGCGGTATCTGACCGTTGAACAATGGACGGCTATCAACAGGTGCTTCAAGGAATCTGCCGGGGGTAAGTTCTATAACACGGTGACATTCTTCGACCAAAGTGCCGGAGGATGGGTTACTAAGACGATGTATGTCAGTGACCGAAGTGCCGGGATGTGGAGACGAGACCCGGAAAATGGAGACATTCTCGGATGGACGGAATGTAAGCTCTCTCTCGTGGAGGTGTGATTATGCAGAATGTTTCGGATGCTTGGAAAGCTGTTCAAAGGCAACAGCTTGTCAATGAGAGCTTTGTTGAAATCTCTTTCGACATCGCTGACCCGGATGCTCTTGCGGATGCAACCTCTGAGGACAATGGAGCAATCTATATCGCCGACACAGAGCAGATTGTGAGTGAGGTAGATAAGGATATTGTGCCGTATGGCACTTTGGAGGAAAACCTTTGGCTGCTTGACGGCAGTCGAAGGTTTATCCCCGATTCGGAATACGGAGACAACGGGTACATTGGAAATCTGCTTTCCGAGGAGGACGGAGGTTTCGACCGCAGTCCGATTGTGGACATCAACTTCTCGGCAATCCATGAGCCTGTTATCCCCGGCATTACTATCACATGGGGTGTTGCTTATAACGAGTATGCTGAGGTTTTCCGGGTGACAGCTTATAACGGCTCGACCGTTGTTGCGGACATCCGTGTGGAAAACAACACCTCAGTCAAGTCAGTCGTGGAACTCGATATTGAGACCTATGACAGCATCCGTATTGAAATCCTCAAATGGTGCTTGCCTTTTCATAGGGCGAGAATTGCTGAGGTCTTTGTTGGTGTAAATAAGGTCTACGGTAAGAGCGACATCACCGGGTACTCTCACGAGCAGGATGTAAACCCGATAGGTGCAAGCACTCCTGTCAATAAGATGAGCTTTGCCCTCGACAACAGCGATAACATTTATGACCCGAACAACACAACAGGCTTGTCGAAGTATCTGATGGAACGACAGGAAATGAGGGTTAAGTACGGTCTGAAACTTAACGATGGTACGATTGAGTATATTCCCGCAGGTGTGTTCTATCTCTCTGAGTGGAACGCTCCTCAGAATGGCATAGAAGCGAGCTTCACGGCACGAGACCTCTTGGAGTTCATGCAAAAGACCTACACAAAAGGATTGTATAACTCTGCCGGGGTGAGCCTGTACGACCTTGCTATCGCCGTTCTGACAGAAGCCAACCTTCCGCTCAACGATGACGGCACAAAGAAATGGATTGTCAGCGACAGCTTGAAAACCATCAAAACGGTTGCTCCTCTGCCGTTGAAGCCAATCTCGGAGTGCTTGCAGTATATCGCTCAGGCGGGATGTTGTGTCATCTACTGTGACAGGTTGGGTGTGCTGCATATTGAAGCAATCTCTACAGCAACTCAGGATTATGCCTTGACGGAGTTCAACCTGTTCTCTCGTCCCGAAATCTCTTTGCAAAAACCGCTCGGCGCAGTCAGCACAAAGGTCTATAACTACTATGCCGATGAGACAGGGAAAGAGCTTTTCAATGGAAAGATAACCGTCAACGGCACAAAAGAGGTCGTTGTAACCTACTCCGAAGCAGCAATCAACGCAAGTGCAAGCGTGAGTGGTGGCACATTGGTTTCCGCAACTTATTACACCAACACCTGTCATCTCAAAATCACAGGCAACGGTGAGGTTACAGTGACCGTCACGGGTACGCTCCTCAAACATTCCGATTCAAACTATGTCCTTGATGTTGCTGAGGACGGTGAAACGCAGACAGTTGATAATCCTCTGATTGCTTCTACCACCGTTGCAACAACAATCAGTACTTGGGTAAAGGAATGGCTGACTCATCGGAAAATTATCACTATGAGCGGATGGAGAGCAGACCCCCGGCTTGATGCTACGGACATTATCTCCTCTGAAAACAAGTACGGCACGGAGTCTGTACGCATGACATCGGTCAAGTATGAGTACGCAGGAGCGTTCAGAGGAACAGGTGAAGGGAGGGCTGTGTAATGGCAGTTTGGATTGACCCTGTATTTGACAGGACTCAGGAGGATGTGTCGTTTGCTGAGGAAAAGATTCAAGAATGGATTAAGGCTAAACTGACAGGCAACCCCATCGAGACCTATGAGCTGAAAGGCTGTTTTAACCTCACGGATATTAACCGTATCGAGGGCAACATTCAGTATCTCAGCGATAGATTGGATGAGCTGCATTATCCTCCCGGCACTTCCTGTAAGGTGTGGGAACGAAGCGGTCTGCCAACGGAGAGGGATATTCGCAGAATCCTTTCCAATGTCAACCTTATCATCTCAGCCTATTATCAACAGGACGATGTTTCGGCTGTTCCTGATGATATGGGAACATATACGGACATCAACGCTATCGAAGAAAATCTTTACAGAATCAAACAGCTTCTCGACTCCATGATTGCAGGTTTCCAAAAAAGCGGAATGTTTCAATCGGGGGCAATGAGAGCGTTACCTATCAGGAGGTGAATACCGTATGGCGTATGTATCAAGAGAAATCAAAGACCGGGTTGCTATCGGTGACAACTGCTTCTACATGGAAGAGTTAGAAGATGGGCGTATTATGCTGACACCTGCCCCCGACTCCATCACGGAGACCGGGACGGACATCAACAAGGCTCTGCTTCAACCCATCGAGGACAGGGTTGTGTGGCTGATGAATCGAGTATTCGATGACATCACAAGCAATCCGTTTATGATGGCGTTCAGCGACTTGACGGGTATTTCTGTCACAGGCGTATGGAACGAAGCTCTGAGCAGAATCGAGTGCTGATATGGCAGTAAATACCGCTCATCGCAAAGAGCCAACTGAAATGAATGTCATCACCAAAGCTAAAGATGTGTTCAAGCACAGTCGCTTGATGATAAAGACCGACAAGCACTTTCCGAAAAAGGAACGCTTCATGTTGGTAAAAGACATCTATGAGTTTTCAAGGGAAATCGTCACAAAGCTGATAGCAGCAAACGACTATATGCTTGCAGACGAGGAACAGAGAAAGCTCCGACTCAGGTATCAGCTTGAAGCCGTTACCGCCTGTAAGAATCTCTTATTCCTTGTAGAACAGGCGTATGAGGAAAGCTATATCAGCAGCGGAAGCTGTGTTTATTGGACTCAACTTATCTGTGATGTCAAGAACATGACCTTAGCTTGGTACAAGAAAGACAAACAGCGATAACCACAATGGGGTGTGCCTTGTCGCTTGAACGCCTAACTACTCGAACGCCAACAACGCTCGGAATGTCAACTCGGATGGTAGTTTGAACAACAACAATGCTTACAATGGTAACAATGGCGTTCGTCCCGATTTGATGGATAATCGAGTCTGAGTAACCGAAAGGCGAAAACAGAGACCCATCATCAAAGGAAGGTGCATCCCTTCTCCTATAAGGGGATAAACACATGAATGTCGATGCGAGGGCTTTGATTCTATCAACGCACAAGCTATATACGGCGTGGAATTATTATGTATTACGATAAAATCTACGGATTTGACAACCTACACAGGGCGTTTAAGTTGGCTCGTAGAGGTAAGAGATGGAAACCCGCAACGGCTCGGTTTGAAGTAAATCTTTTAGAGAATCTGCTACGGTTGAGCCGGGAATTACAGGATAAGACCTATGAACTATCAGAATATCATACCTTCAAGGTTTATGAGCCAAAAGAACGAGATGTTATGTCGAACTCATTCAGAGACAAAGTAGTGCAACATTCGCTTTGCGACAATGTTCTTGAAATCCTGTTGCGAAAGAACTTTCTCTACGACAACTACGCTTCTCAGGTCGGTAAGGGTACAGACTTTGGTCTGAATCGTTTGGACGGTTTCATGCACAAGTTCTACCGACAACACGGTTTAGAGGGATGGGTATTGAAGTGCGACATCCGAAAGTACTTTTACAGTATTCCGCATGAATATCTGAAAAGGATTTTAGAGCCGTACATACCCGAAGAAGATGTCAGATGGCTGTTATGGTACATTATCGACTCTACGGCAGACCCCGGCATCCCGATAGGCAATCAGAGCAGTCAGCTTCTCGCTGTTCTATGCCTAAGTCCCTTAGACCACTTCATCAAAGAGAAGTTGGGTATCAAGTACTACGGTCGCTATATGGATGACTTCTACCTCATTCACGAGGACAAAGCGTACTTGAAACAATGTATGAAGGACATAGGAATGTTCCTTGCTCCGATGGGAATGCAACTGAATCAAAAGACTCAGATATTTCCTTTGAAAAACGGCATTGACTTTCTCGGCTTTCACATTTACCTCACGGAGACAGGAAAGACCGTATGGAAGTTGCGCCGCCGCAGTAAGAGCAATATGTCCCGGAAACTCAAAAAGTTCCGCAAGCTGCTCGACAAGGGGCAAGTCACAATGGAGAGCATACACCAATCATATCAATCGTGGAAAGGACACGCTCTCCGTGGCAACTGCTATCATCTCGTAAGAGAGATGGACGAACTATACAAAACATTATTCAGCAAGGAGGAAGAAAACAATGTCTCAAAAGCTATCGAACTTGCCAACCGGGGCGAAAGTCAAATTCGGTAAGTTTCAAGTCAACACCGAGACAGCACAATCTATCATTTGGACGATAGTTGCGAAAAATCACTCAGGCTATCCCACAAATGCTATCACGCTTCATGCCGCCGAGATTCTTGACCTGAGATGTTTCGATGCGAAAGAGCCGAGTAACAGTAATTCTGACAGACAGAGTTACGGCAACAACCGTTATTCGCTCTCAAACCTCGACCAATGGCTCAACAAAAACGCCGCAGGTGGCTCTTGGTATACCGCAGCTCACACGACAGACCATTCTCCCGATACCTCAGCGGGTACGGGCAATTATGGCACACAGTACGCAAACCGTCCCGGTTTCTTGAATGGTTTTACCACCGATGAAATCAACGCTATTCTTTCAACAACAATCCGGGTAGTAAAGCCGAGTGTGGACGGCGGCTCTTATGAGGATATTCAGCGCAAGGTGTTTCTGCCGTCCACTACGGAAGTTGGTCTTGCCAACGAAAACAGCATCGCCGAAGGTAGTGCTTGGGGGTACTACACAAGCAATTCCGCTCGTATCGGATATGTCACGCAGCAGTGTTTCAGCAATACGCCGTCAAGCTCTAAGCCGTCAAGCAAAACTACGGCTTGGTATTGGTGGCTGAGAACGCCTTACTACTCGCTCGCCAACTACGCTTGGTTTGTCAACTCGGATGGTAGTTTGAACTACTACAGTGCTTACTATGGTGACAATGGCGTTCGTCCCGCTTTGAATCTTTCCTCTTCTCTCTTGGTATCTGATAGCACTGACTCCGATGGATGCTACACATTCGTATGGAATCAAGCTCCTACAAAGCCGTCCTCCATCAATGTACCGACTTCCATTTACGGCGGCAAGAGCGCAAATATCAGTTGGGGAGCATCCACTGACCCGGACGGCAATCTTTCGGGGTATATCCTGCAAAGGAAAGTCGGCACAGGCTCTTGGACTCAGGTTTTTAAGGGCAACGCTCTCAGCTATACCGACAGCATTACTTACGGTTGGAGTACGGTACAGTACCGGGTTTGCGCTTATGATTCTGCAAGCGCACAAAGCGATTGGCAGACAAGCACGAGCAGGACAGTCATCAACAATCAAGCACCTGTCATCTCCGGCTCGGACGGCAATCTCGGCACAAAGACCGCAGGATTCAGTCAGACCTACACCGTCAGCGATGCAGACGAAGATACCGTTACGGTCGTTGAAACGATTGACGGCAATCAGCTCCGTACTTATACGGTCACGCTCGGTGCGACAAACACCTTTGCCGTGACAGGCGAGACTTGGCTGAAACAGTCGAACGGTACTCACACCATGAAAATCACGGCAACCGACAGTTTCGGTAACTCTTCCGTGAGAACTTATACCTTTACGAAGTCGGTGAGCGGTTTCACCATTCAGAACAACGAGCCTTACGACTCCGATACTCGACCGACTCGTATCAAAATTACGGTTACTCGCAGCATCCCGGCAGAGTCTACTTTCAAAGTTTATGTCTGCAACAACGGTTATGATGCTTCTCCCACTTGGGAAGATGCTACGACCTCGGTCACAGGCGGTCTTGTCCATGTGTTCGAGAACGAAACCAAAACAGGCGCAGCTTGGGGCGTTCTCATCAAGGTTGAAGTTACTCGTGGCGATGGCGAGGGTGCGTGTTATGTATCACAGATTGGAGGTAACTTTGAATGAGTTCTGTATTTAAGAAAACAGGCATCTCCGAACAGGAGCAGCGTGAAATCTCATCCATCGTCTTTGTCAAGCTCGCCGAAAAGGGTGAGCTTGATGAAGCGGTCATCACAGACCACCCGAAGCTGTTTATCGAATGGACGGCTGAATGGACAGGCAAGGCAGGAACAATCGTGTCGTGTGACGGCAATCTTTACCGCTCCATTCACGACATCACCACAACGGCGCAAAACACAAAACCCTCCGAGACACCCTCGATGTGGACTCGTATCGGCAATCCGCAGGATGAATACCCGACTTGGTATCAGCCGACAGGAGCGCACGATGGATATTCCATGGGTGATAAGGTCTCTCACAACGACAAGCATTGGAAGTCCACCGTGAACAACAATGTGTGGGAGCCGGGGGTGTACGGTTGGGAGGAGCAAACATGACAATTTATCAGTGGCTTTGCCTGTTGGGAGTTCCGACTTTGGTTGTCTGCCTTTACAAGTATGTGAACTCCGTCATCAAGAAAACGAGAGATGATACCAACGCTCTCAAATTGGGGATTCAAGCTCTGCTCCGCAGTCAGATGATTGCCGAGTACAACAAGTATAGCGAAAAGGGTTATGCCCCCGTCTATGCAAAAGAAAACTTTGAAAACTGTTGGAAGCAATACCATTCCCTCGGTGCAAATGGGGTTATGGATGACCTTCACGAGAAGTTCTTAGATTTACCTGTAAAAAAGGAGGAGTAAAAATGGCTTACACAAACAGTTCACTTGCAAGCGTGACTCTGCTCAGTCCTAACCATTCCGGGCAGCGCACACACGCTATCGACACCATCACGATTCACTGCTTTGTGGCGCAGGTCACGGCGCGAAGAGGTTGTGAGGTGTTTCAGCCGACTACAAAACAAGCATCTTGCAACTATGTTGTCGGCTATGACGGCAGTATCGGTCTTTGTGTGGAGGAGAAAAACCGCTCTTGGTGTACCTCTTCCAACAGTAACGACCAAAGGGCAATCACGATTGAGGTTGCATCGGATAATAAAGACCCTTATGCCGTTACCGACAAGGCGTATGCCGCCCTTATCGACCTTGTGGCTGACATTTGCCGCCGTAACGGCATCAAGAAGCTGAAATGGTCTACCGACAAGAGTGAACGCATGAATCACTTGAACGGCTGCAATATGACCGTCCACCGTGACTATGCAAACAAGTCTTGCCCCGGCAAGTATCTCTACGACCGACACGGCGATATTGCCGCAAAGGTCAACGCTAAACTCGGCGCAGCGGTTGAGGATGACCCTGTTCCGACTCCTGTTCAGAGTACCGTCAAGGTTGGAGATGTGGTGAAAATTCTCTCCGGCGCAACCTATTATAGCGGCAAGGCAATCCCCGGATGGGTGAAGAACAAGAAATGGATTGTCCGTGAGGTCTCCGGCGATAGAGCCGTCATAGACAAGTCTGAGGACGGCAAGAACGCCATTTGCAGTCCAATCAACACGCAATACCTGAGCGTTGTTTCTGCCGCTCCTGAGCCGTCTAAGACGGCGTGGACACCGAAAGTCGGAGACATTGTATACTTCACCGGGAACACGCACTATTCAAGCTCTAACAGCGACAGAGCGGTTTCCTGCAAGCCGGGCAAAGCCAAAATCACACAGACCTACAAGGGCAAGCATCCTTATCATCTCGTAAGAATCAGCGGCGGCGGTGCAACCGTTTACGGATGGGTGGATGCGGGGACTTTCACCAAAGCGTAAGGAGGGATGAGGGAATGAGACGGGTGAGAAAACAACCGTGGGAGTTCTCCAAAAAGATTCTGATTGTTGCAGGTGTTACGAACGGTATTGTCATCATCTTTACGATGGTGATGATATGGCGAACGCTTGACCTGACACCTCTTACATATCTCATTCCCTCTGTTGCCGCCGAAGTTGCAACCGGGACAGGCTTCTACTACTCAAAAGCCAAAGTCGAGAACAGAATCAAACTCATGCGGCAGTACAAGGTCGCTCCGCAGGAACAACATTTTTCCGATAATTTTTAGGAGGTATTTGAAATGACTGATTTAACCAACATCGCTTCTGCCATTATCACACTGATTGTGGCTGTTATCACCACCTTCCTCATCCCTTACCTGAAAGCTAAGGTCGATGCAGAGAAGTTCGCCAAAATCAAGAATTGGGTCAAGGTAGCTGTCGAAGCTGCTGAGATGATTTACAACGGAACGGGTCGGGGGGCTGAGAAGAAAGCCTATGTTCTGAACTACCTGAAAGAGAAGGGCTACACTCTTGACCTTGACTCTATCGACAATCTGATTGAATCCACTGTTCTCGAACTGAAAAAATCCTAAACGGCTCACTCAGCTGACAGGCTGTTGAGTATATATTCCTCCTTACGGGTAGAGTGGGTAGAGTAAATCTATGTTTTTCATAAAGTAGTCTATAAGAGAGCTACTATAAGAGAGTTTATGGGAAATTGCGATTTTTCTCTACCCGCTCTACCCACCAACAACAAAACACCGGGCAGAGCTTATTACTCTACTCGGTGTTTTGTTGTTTGTCCGAACAGAGTCCCTATAAAGAATAGGGTGTTCGGATTATCCTTCAATGGTGGAGCTTGACCGCTCAAATCCGAACACCGAAAGGTCTTGGTTTTATTCGATGTCAGGTTGTAAACGGAAGTGATTTTGTACCATCCGTCAGGCTCATCCCATACCGTAACCGAGTTTACGAGCAGGTCGATGATATGCCTACGGAACTCCTCATCTTCGATGTCTCCATTACAAAACTCACTTAACCACCAAACGATATGGTCTTTTTCCAAAATCACATAATCGTCTTGTGCGACAACGAGCCGTTTCTCGATGGCTCGTTTTTCTTTTTCCAACTCTTTCAGTCGGTCGGCTATTGTATCGGACTCGACACCTTTCTCGACCATCTTGACAAGGTTGTTGATAGAACGCTCTGTTTCGTGGAGTTGGTCTTTCAGTGCCGGGATGATAGAGTTTTCTTCCATCTCTCTAACAGACTCTTTAACGGCAATGTCGGCGAGTTCGTCTATCGTCGCAGGGGTGAGAAGTGTGAGAGCATCTTCTACGACTGCTCTTTCGATAAAGTCCTTCTTCAAAGGCTTCTTATCGCAGGTATGCTCTCGCTTGCGTTTCCCGCAGGTGTAATAGAAGTAGGTTGTGCCTCCTTTACCTGTACCGCTCTCGCCCGTCATGAGCGAGCCACAATGACCGCAAAAGAGCTTTTGTGATAGGAGGTAGTCTATCTTTGCTTTACCTCTTGACGGGGCTTCTGCGTTCTTAGAGAGCTTCTTTTGCACAATCGCAAAGGTGTCCTTATCGACAATAGCGGGTACGCCGCCCTCAATGCGAAGGTCTTTATATTTGTAAATGCCGATGTATCGCTCATTCTTGAACATCGACCGAAAACTGTTTTTGTTGAACTCTGCGTTCTTTGCCGTCCTGTACCCTTTGGTATTGAAGGTCTCACAAATCTCAGCAACGGTAGCTCCGTTGGCGTAGAGGTCAAAGGCTTCCCGGACGATAGCCGCTCCTGCTTCATCTATCACGAGCTTCTTGTTCTCAATTTTATAGCCGAGAGGAACATGACCGCCTATGCTATGACATTTGTTCGCAGATTCAAACATTCCTCTTGTAATTTTCTGAGAAAGCTCTTTGGAGTAAAACTCAGCCATTCCTTCGAGGACTGCTTCAAGGATGACTCCTTCCGGGTTGTCAGAGATGTTCTCGGTTGCCGAAATGACACGGACACCGTTCTTTTTGAGTCGTGCCTTATAGGTTGCAGAATCATATCTGTTCCGGGCAAAACGGTCGAGCTTATAGACAACGATACCCTCCCATAGCTGCTTTTCGCTATCCCGTATCATCCTCTGAAACTCTGCGCGTTTGTCCGTATCCTTAAACGCCGATGTAGCTCGGTCAATGTACCTGTCTACTATCTCATATCCCTGTTGCTCACAGAACGCCGTACAGACTCGGTTTTGCCCCTCTATGGATTGCTCGGTTTGACGGTCGCTGCTATACCTCATGTAAAGAACTACTCTCATTACTTACCTTCTTTCAGGCTGAAAGCATAGTTTAGCAGTTCCATTTGCTTTCTCAGCGGGAAGTTTCGATACAAGTCAATCAATTCAAGCTCCTGAGCCGTAAACCCCTCTGTACCGTTGATATTGAGGGTTGCGTTTGGGCTTTCATTGATGGCATTGAAGAGATGGTTGTTGCATCTATCAATGTGAACAGAGGGGAATCTTTTCTGTTCCCACTTCTCCATTGCAAGTTCAAAGCCCTGTTCTGCTACGGCTTTGATTTTCAGACTCTCGGCGGTGAAGTCGGCACTCGACAGGTAGATGTAATGTCCGTCCTTGCCGATGGAATAATCATCACGCTCGTCCTGCTGCACTTCAAAGCCGTTATCTTCGAGCCATTCAAGGACTAAGCCCAATGCCTTTCGAGCTAAGTCCTCCTCGGTTTCTTCGCCCAACAGATATTCGATGCTGACATTGAAGTACTTTGCCAACAGGTACAGATTTTTGTCGCTCGGATTTGAGGTTTTCAGGTTACTGCGGAAGTTCTTTCCGACTCCGCTCTGTTCAAAGGCAGTGGTAAGATTGATTCCTTTTTCCTTGCAAAGAGCGGTAATACGCTCCATCAACAGTTCCTTGTTCATATCATGCTCCTCCTAAGTAGGGAAAATTATTTTTGAATTTTTCCTAAAACCACTTGACAAGTTCCTAAATGAGGAGTATAATATACTTGTAAACAACAAACGGCAACAAGAAAGACACCCTCGACAAGTTCTTTCTTTGCCGAAGCTCCTCAATGGTATTAGGTATGTGGCAATACTATTATACCATTAGAGACGAGTTTTGTCAACCGTTGTTGTATACAAAGTTTAAGAAAAAGGAGGTTGACCATGTGAGAGAAGAACGAGACAGAATCCGATTGATGCTCTATCGGAACACTCTTACGAACGCTTGGCTCGTGAATCGTCTCGAAGAACGAGGTGTTATTACCGAGAAAACGGAGATGAGTTCTGTCCTTCGTGGAGTTCGTAAGGGTGCGAAAGCGGAAAGCATCATCAAGACTTCCCTTGAAATCCTCGATGACTATGAATCGAAGATGGGAGTTTGTGAGTGAGTACTCCGTTAGAGGAGTCTACGAAAAAGAGAATCGGCAGACTTCTCGCCAAAACAGTTTCCCGGTATTTGAGGGATGAAGAGCATCGCCGGGAGTTTGAAGAATGGTACTTCAAAAAGTACGGTGTGAAGTATCAATGGAAGTTTGGAGGTGTTTCAATATGACAACCGTCCATAAGAAACGGCATTGTGGTATCAGACGATGGCTTGTGAGAAACAGTCTTAGTTTGGCTCTCATAGGAATCATCTTACTTTCCATGACGGCGGGTGCGATAGGTTGTTTGGCGTTTCTCCCTAAACCGCAAAACACCTCAACACCTGAAACAAAGACCGATGTTTCGACCGCAGCCGTAATGCAGCCGGACATCACGAGTCCGAGTCTTGACCCCGTTCCTGAGCCGCAGGTCTTTTACTTCGATGTTCCTCTCTCCGAGGAGTTACAGGACTACATACGAGAGAAGTGTTCGGAGTACGAAGTGCCTATGGAGCTTGTGATTGCTCTGATTGACAAGGAAAGCTCGTTCCGGTCAGATGTCGTGAGTACGACCAACGACTACGGGTTTATGCAAATCAACCAATGTAATCATGAATGGCTGTCCTCAACGCTCGGCGTGAGTAACTTTCTTGACCCGAAGGAAAACATCTTGTGTGGTATCTACATTATCTCAGGACATCTCGAAAAGACCGATGGTAATGTCGAACTCGCCCTTATGCGGTACAACTGCGGTGCGAGTGGTGCAAGAAAACTGTGGAATCAAGGAATTTACTCAACAAACTACTCTCGCTCTGTAATGATTCTCTACGAGTCTTACAAAGAAAAAGCCGCCAACGGTGCGGTAACACCGTAAGCGGCAAAGGAAATTAACTCACTATCATTATAGCACAACTCAAAACAGAAATCAAAGGAGATTTTCGTTATGACAAAAGCAAATATCAAAATCGCTCCTTCGAGCGTAATCAACTATGGTGGTGTGGATTGCATCGTTCTCGATGTTTGGCAGGACAAGATTCTTGTTCTCGCTAAGGAATCCATCGGCAATATGCCCTTCGATGAGGGCAACAGCAACAACTTCCCGAAGGGTACGCTTTGCAAGTACCTCAACGGTGAATTCGTTAAAAAGCTAAAAGTCAACGGTGCAGACACTTCGGCACTCATCCCTACGACCATCGACCTGACTTCTGATGATGGCTTGAAAGACTATGGCGAAACCACTCAGAAGATTTTCCTTCTCACTTGCGATATGTACCGCAAATACCGTTCCGTCATCCCTAACCTCGATAATTGGTGGTGGCTTGCAACTGCATATAGCACTGAGTCCAATGGGTACGCCCGCGGCGCTCGGTATGTCCTCTCGGATGGTAGTTTGTACGACGGCAATGGTTGCTATGGTTACCGTGGCGTTCGTCCCGCTTTCTATCTGAAATCTTCCATCTTGGAATCTCTTTCCCCTTCACTCTCCGAGTTCACGACCGAAGAGCTTTTGAAGGAGGTGCTACGCCGCAATGCCGAGAGTACTGAAACTGAGTGATGACAAGATAGAAACCCTCTTTGATGCAAAAGACTTCGAGTACTTGATTGATAAGTACATGGGCTATGAAGCAGTTCAGTACTTTCGAGAACTGATGAATGAGGTCGAGGAAGAACGGCAGGAGGTCAGGTCTACCCGCTCAGATATTGAAGGTCAGACCCTCGACCTCATCTCTCGGATAAAGCTCTTGGATGAAGATGACCGAGAAGATATTGCCGAAGAGTTCAGGGCTATCGTGGAGGACATTTTCGGATTGGAGGAATGAGATGAGCAATCGGAAACTTGGCAACAGCTTTGAGTCCGAGTTGTGCGAAATCCTCTTCAATCATGGGTTTTGGTGTCATAACTTGGCTCAAAATCAAGCGGGGCAACCCGCCGATGTAATCGCTGTGCGAAATAAGGTGGCATATCTCATCGACTGTAAGGTATGCTCCGGGAAAGGATTCCCACTCAGTAGAGTTGAGGAAAATCAGGATTCCTCAATGAGCTTGTGGAAAGATTGTGGAAACGGCGAAGGTTGGTTTGCAATTAAACTCGCTGAGGTGGTATATATGATTCCTCACTTTACAATCAGAGCGTTCATGAATGAGAAGTCATCCATGACGGCGCAAGACATATTCGAGTGCGGAAAGCCCCTCGATAAATGGATTGCAAAATGCAAGTGACTGTCGGCAGTACTATTACAGTCGAGAATCCCTCTCAGGAGTTGATTCAATGGTGCAGCCAAAATCTTAAAATCAGAAACCCCGACTACGCTAAGAAAGTGCGAATGCACTTTTGGGTCGGAAACACCCCGGAAATCCTGTCGCTATATGAAGTCCGAGGAAATGCTCTCATTCTTCCCTTTGGTACGCTAAGAGCAATCGCTCCAATGCTTCAAGGTACTGAGACCTTTACAGACTTCTCCGAAGCAGCCCCGATAGACTTCAAATGTCGAGTACCGTTATATGACTATCAACAAAAGGCGGTCGATGAGGTGCTTGCAAAGCACTACGGAATCCTTCAAAGCCCGGCAGGAAGCGGAAAAACGCAGATGGGAATATCCATTGTGGAACGGCTCGGCAGAAGGACGCTGTGGTTGACTCACACAAAAGACCTGCTCAACCAAAGTAAAACTCGTGCTGAACAGTACATGAAGGAATCTCTCATCGGGACAATCACCGAGGGTAAGGTGAGCATCGGAAAAGGTATCACATTTGCAACCATACAGACGATGTGCCGCTTAGACCTTGCTCAGTACAAGTACTTATGGGATGTCATTATAGTCGATGAATGTCACAGATGCTCCGGGACACCTACAACGATGACTCAGTTCTATAAGGTACTGAACAGCTTGTCGGCACGACATAAGTTCGGATTGTCTGCTACCGTTCATCGTTCCGATGGAATGATAGCCGCAACCTACGCTCTACTCGGTCAGGTGGTTTATACTGTCCCGGATGAAGCGGTCGGAGACCGTATTATGAAGGTTGGAGTGAAGCCCGTTTATACCGGGATAAAGCTCGGAAGAGAGTGTATCAACACTGATGGTACTCTCAACTACACGAAACTCATCACCTATCTTTGCGAAAACGGCGAGCGAAATCATCAAATTAGTTCGTGGATAGTCAACGAGAGTGAACACTCCTCTCTCATTCTGTCCGACCGTTTGGAACATCTCGAAACGCTTATGAACACGCTTCCCTCTGATATGCGGAGACAGGCGGTGATGATAAGCGGTAAGATGACAACCAAACAGGGCAAGGCAGAGCGGGAAAAAGCGATTGAGGATATGCGGACGGGCAACAAGAAATACCTGTTTGCTACTTACTCTCTCGCCAAAGAAGGTCTCGATATTCCTTGCTTGGAGCGACTTTATATGGCAACTCCTCAAAAGGACTACGCCGTAATCACGCAGAGCATCGGGCGTATCGCTCGAACGCACGAAGGTAAGAAAGAGCCTGTCTGCTACGACTTTGTTGATGACAGTCAGTACCTTGTCAAGTCGTTCAAACGAAGATGCACCACCTACCGCAAAAATGGATGCTACTTTGTAGAGGAGGACACGGAATGAGCGTTAAGGAAAATCTGAAATATCATACCAACTTTCAAGTCATTGAAAGCAATGTTCCTCCGAAGAACAACCGCAGCGGGTACAAGGGTGTATGGTGGGACGCTCACCGTCAGATGTGGGTATCGTACATCTCAGTCCATGGCAAACGGATTCATCTTGGCAGATACCATCGGCTCGAAGATGCCGTAAAAGCTCGGCAGCGTGCCGAGGACGAGTACTTCCTTCCGCTCATTGAGCAAAAGGCGGCTGAGGAGGTGGTAGGGTGATTAAGGTTAATGAGCTGTTTGCCGGGATTGGAGCGTTTCGCAAAGCACTCGAAAGGCTGAACATTCCCCATGAGATTGTTGGTATCTCTGAAATCGACAAGTATGCTATCAAGTCCTATGAAGCTATCTATGGTGCAACTCGAAATTATGGAGACATCTCAAAGGTCGCAAAACTCGACTATGCCGATTTATGGACTTATGGGTTTCCATGTCAGGACATCTCACAGGCAGGTCATCAAGCAGGAATCATTAAGGGCGAAACTCGTAGTGGTCTCCTGTATGAAGTCGAACGGCTTTTGAGTGTTGCCGCCGAACATAAGGAATTACCAAAGTATCTTATCCTCGAAAATGTCAAAAATCTCGTGGGTAAGAAGTTCATCAAGCAATTTGAAGCATGGCTCAGTTGGTTAGATGAACTCGGTTATAACTCCTATTGGCAGGTCATCAATGCGAAAGACTGTGGTATTCCTCAAAATCGAGAGCGAGTATTTGCGGTCAGTATTCGTAAGGACATTGATAATGGATTCGCTTTTCCTCAACCTCAGACTCTTCAATGCTCTATGGATGATTTTCTTGAAGAAAATGTCGAGGAGAAATACTTTCTCTCAGATGCGTTCTTGAAGGATGCCGAAGAGCGGTCAATAAGAATGGCAGCTATCGGGAATGGTTTCAAGTTCGAGCCGAGAGAGAGAGAGAGAGAGACGGATAATCGCCCATACGATAACCACCAAAGCGGGTCAAAGAATTACCGACAACTTCATCAAAGAGCGATTGTGTTAGGAAGGGTCTTAGGCAAAAGTGGGAAGTACCATCAAAATCAAGAAGTCTATTCTTCAAAGGGTTTGATTGGGACAATTAAGGCTTGCCACTCCAAAGACCCACCAAAGGTAGGTGTATATGAAGTGTAATCAAATAGGTGTCCTCTCAGGCGGTGTGTGGGACAGAATGTATGAGCAATCCCGGAGAGTGTACGCAACTGACGGATTATCTCCTACCCTACACACTTGCGGGGGGGGTAATCAGGAAATAAAGGTGGCAGTTATGGAGAACAACGAACAATTCCGCATCCGCAAACTGACACCCCTCGAATGTTGGAGACTGATGGGCTTTGACGATGAGGACTTTCGGAAAGCGGAAGCGGTAAACAGTAATTCACAACTATACAAACAAGCCGGGAACTCGATTGTCGTGAATGTGCTTGAAGGGATTTTAAGAAATCTACTTCGCCCCACAGACCCGCACAAACAGGAAGCACAAGACATCTTGAAATGGCTTGATGAAGTAATGGAGGTGAGAGATTGACTTTCATATTCGACTGCGAGGTATTCGCTTTTGATTGGCTCTTTGTGTTCAAAGACCTCGACAGCGGCGAATATACGGTCATCCACAACGACAATGAAGCGGTCAAGTCGTTCATGGAAAACGACCCTCTTCTCGCAGGTTTCAACAATAAGCACTACGACCAATTCATTCTAAAAGCGGTGCTTTCGGATGCAACCCCGGAACAAATCAAGGAACTCAACGACTATGTCATCGTTCACGGTGAGGTCGGATGGCAACATCCGCTCGTAAGAGACTGCAAGGTTTACTTCGAGCAATTTGACCTTTTCGATGACTGTCAGACAGGACTTTCGCTGAAAGCGATTGAAGCCCATCTCGGAATGGATATTCGAGAGTCTGAGGTTGACTTCAACATCGACCGTCCGCTCACAGAGAAAGAACTCGAAGAGACTATCTTCTACTGTAAGCATGATGTTGATGCTACCGAAAAGCTCTACCACCTGAGAAAGAGCTACATTGAAAACAAGCTCATGCTTGGAAGAATCAAGGGTATTCCCGATAACCGGGCGTTGTATATGACAAACGCAAAATTGACCGCTGCTTATCTTGATGCCGTTCCGAAGGAGCATGATGATGAGCGGGAGTATGTCTACCCGGACAATCTGCTCAGAGAGTACATTCCCGAAGATGTATTCAGTTTTTTTAATCGTATCTACGACCGCTCTCTTTCCGATGAAGAGGTGTTCAAGAGCAAGCTCAACTTCAAAATCGGAGACTGTGAGGTGACAATCGCCTACGGCGGGATTCACGGTGCTATCCCTTGCTATCGGGAGAAAGCACAAAACGGCAGACATTTGAGAAACCGTGATGTCGGTAGCTACTATCCCCACCTTATGACATTGGACGGATATTGCAGCCGAAACATCCCCAACCCTCAGAATTATGCCGATATGCTCGAAGCCCGAATGAAAGCGAAGAAATCCGGGGATAAGGCAACCGCCAACGCATTAAAGCTCGTTGCAAACACGACTTACGGTGCGATGCTCTCGAAGTACAACGACCTGTTTGACCCACTCATGGGGCGGTCGGTGTGTATCACCGGGCAGTTGCGGCTTTTGGAGCTTGCGATTCATCTTGTGAGAGAATGTCCCTCCCTCAAAATCGTGCAGCTCAATACCGATGGTATCATGGTGAGTCTTAGCGATGATGACCTCGAACGCTACGATGCTATCTGTCAGGAATGGCAGGACAGAACGGGCTTTGAGCTTGAAGAGGACACCATCTCCGAAATCATTCAGAAGGATGTCAACAACTATGTCGAGATTGCCATTGACGGCAGCACGAAAATCAAGGGCGGTCAGTTGGTGCGTGGTATTGCTCCGGCAGGAGCGTTCAATATCAACAACAATGCGACTATCGTTGCCAAAGCGATTCTCGACTACTTCGCAAAGGGTGTCTCGGTCGAAGATACCATCAATAGTTGTAACGACCTTCTCAGCTTTCAGCTTGTGGCAAAAGCATCGGGTCTCTACTCCGAGGTCAATCACATTGTTGGCGGCGAGAAAATCCCTGTTCAGAAATGCAACCGGGTCTACGCCGTCAAAGATACCCGATACGGAACACTCGTCAAGACCCATGCCGAAAAAGGTAACGATGCCAAAATCGGCGGTCTCCCTGAGCATTGCATGATTGACAATACCAACGAACTTACCGTTGCGGTACTCGACAGGTCTTGGTACATCAAGCTCGCTCAGAAGTATGTAAACGACTTTCTCGGAATTAAGCCGCCGAAGAAGAACACTCGTAAAATCAACAGCTTGAAAAAACAAATTCTTAAAATATTGGAGGTCTGAAAAATGGCAACAAAGATAACCGAAGCGACCGTTGATACCGCCACAATGAATGTGTGGCAGAAGCTCCTTGCGGCAAGGATTGAGTTCCTTCGTAGGGGTGTAACAAAGTCGGGTGTCAACCTTCACGCCGAGTTCAAGTACTTCGAGCTTGAAGATATTGTCCCCGTGGCAACCGAGATTTTCTCGAACTTCAACTGTGTGTTCCTCACGAGCTTCCCCGATGGCAAGGCAGTCGGTAGATTCATCAACCTCGACAACCCCGATGAGCAGGTAGTCGTTGAGTTTACCGCTCGTTCCATTGCAGAGCCGGGCAAGTTCCGTATGAACGAGGTACAGGGTCTCGGTGCGGAAATCACCTATATGCGCCGTTATCTCTACTTCCTCATCCTCGATGTGGTCGAAGCCGATGCGTTCGATGCCGAGTCCGGCAAGGATGCTTCCGCTCCGAAAGCAGAGCCGAAGAAGCCTGTTTCTACTGAGAAGCGTGAGGAAATCAAACAGGGTCTCACCGCCCCGGAAGCTAACGCCGATGAGCTGCAAATCAAGGCTCTGAAAGCCGTCTTGAAAAAGCTGAAAGAGGTCGATGCCACTCAGGAAGAGTTTATTCAGCAGGTGGCAATCAAAACTGAGGGATTTACCAAAATCTCGAAGTCCGCTTGTGAGCAGCTTGTTTTGAAGGTCGGCGAGATGGTCGAGAACTACAACATCGAGGAGGAATAAATCATGGAATGGTTAGAAGGAAACAAAATCAAGGTCGTACCTCCTAAGAGACCGAAGAAGCTGACGGCAACTCGATTTGCAACCGTTCTCGGTCTGAATCCGTGGTCTACACCGTTCGAGGTATGGTGCGAAATCACGAGGACTTATCAGAAGCCTTTCGAGGAAACCATCTATACCGCCGCAGGTAAGACTATCGAGCCGAAACAGGCTCAGTTCATGAAGAAGTCCTACTTCATGACAAACATTGTCACCCCGACCGACATCTACGGTGAGGACTACTTCAACCGTACTTACGGAGACTTCTTCAAGGATGAGCCTATCTTCGGCGGTATGTGGGACTACCTGCTCTTCGATGAGAACAAGAAACCCGTTACCGTCCTCGAAATGAAAACCACCAAACGAGCCGAAGATTGGGCTAAGGACATTCCCGAATACTACGCTCTGCAAGCAGCTTTGTACGCTTATCTGCTCGGAGTAGATGATGTCATTATGGTCGCTTCCTTCCTCTCTGACAAGGACTACAAAGACCCTTCGCAGTTCGTTCCGAGTGCAAAGAACACCATCACCGTTCCCTTCAAGGTGTCCGAGAGATACCCTGAGTTCAAGAAGCTCGTGAAAAAGGCTGAGAAGTGGTGGAAAGACCATGTAGAGACGGGTATCTCTCCGGCGTTCGATGAGAAAGCCGATGCCGAGATTCTGAAAGAACTTCGCACAAACACCCTCAACCCTGAGTCGAACATTGAAGCTCTGCTCCGAGAGGGTGAGGAACTGAAAGCAGAAATCGACCGTCTCTCTGCCCCCATTGAGCCGCTTGAAAAACGCTTGAAGGTCGTTACTGACATCATCAAGCAACACGCTCTCGCTCAGTTCCGGGACGGCGATAAGAAGGTTTCCATCCGTGGAGAAAAGTATGAATGGAATGTTTCTCGCTCCGAAACCTCGGAAATCGACAAGGACGGTTTGAAAGCTGATGGCTTACTCGCTAAGTACACGAGAGCAAAGGTCAGCTACCGTATCACGACAAAAGCCATTGAGGAGGAAGCATAATGTATATCAATCCGTTCGTTGCAGGTGTTCTCGTTACCGTTATGGTCGAGCTTATCATCGTCATTGCAGCTGCGGTCATCGCAGCCGCCAACAAGAAAAGAAAGTGAGGAAAACACAATGAAGTTTACTAAGTTCGTCAAGTCCCTTGCATCCGAGGGCGTTATTTATGAAACCAATCAGATTCTCGAAAAGCGTTGGCTTGCTTCCGTTTCCGTTCTCATGGCTATCCCCGATACCGTGAGAAGCGTAACCGCTTCCGACATCAAGGAAGCCCCGGAAACCATCAAGAGAATCATCAACGGTATCGGCAACACGGTCGATGCCACTCTCGAAAAAGCTGTTATGCCTGTCGCAGACGGCAAAATCAAGGATTGCGTGAGAGTTTATCAGTCCGAGGATGGCGGTGTCTCTCTTCCGATTTGCAATGATGACTATGGTCTCATTGAGAAGTCGGACATCACCGAGATTCTGTATCACTATGAGAATGACAACCCCGTTCCCGATGCGCTGCTCATCAAGAAAGCTGGAATGATTCCGACAGATGACTACGAGTTGGTCGGTATCATCTTTCCCATCATCGAAGAATAACAAGGAGGATAAAGCAAATGGCTAAAATCGCATTGACTGAGGGTTTTTCTCTCATCCCGGAAGGAACGCACATTTTCAAAATCATCGAGGTCTCTTACAAGGAAGAGTTCGGCAAGTTGGAGGTCAAGATGAAAACCGCAAAGGGTCAGACCCATACCGAACGCTTCAACCTTATGAAGCAGGACGGGTCTATGAATGAGGGTGCGTACAACGCTTTCTCCTTCTTGGCAAAGACCGCTTTGCAGGACTACACGCTCACCGAAATCGACCACAACGACCTTGTGGGGCGTTACATTAAGTGCAGCGTTGAGCATGATGTTCAGCCGTCCAACAAAGACCCGAACAAGACCGTCACCTTCATTCGTCTCGGAGATAAGTCTCCCGCTGACGGTTTCGATGAAGAGGAAGTTCAGACTCCCGCTCCGAAGAAAGCTGCTCCTACCGCAAGCAAGGCAGCACCGAAGAAGAGCGGCGGTTTCGACCTCGATTCTCTGTTGGGCTGACAATGGCAGAATCCAAACTGCTGAGGGAATGCACGAAATACCTTAGTTCTGAGGGAATCTACTATACGAGAAGTTCTCCGGGTGTCCTCGCCTGTATCAACGGGCAGTTTGTGATGTTTGAGTTCGAGGAAACAACACCACCTCGCAAGTTGACAGCGAGCGGCGGTCTCAGCTACCGCCCTCGCTCCTTGCGGGACTTCATCGGCAAAGTACGAGCAATTCAGAACGATACTTGCGGTAGGGAGTGAGGTATTACGGCATCGAAAATTGGAGGAACAATTCAAATGAGTACAAGTAAAGTCGAGCATCACGCTCGTATCTGTGAGGAAATCAATAAGCTCTACGAGCGCAAAAATCACGACTACGGTGATAGCTTTCATCAAACCTTCACCGAAGAAGGGATGGCAATGGCTCGTATCCGTTTGGGGGATAAGCTCAGTCGTTTCAAGACCCTCTCCCGTGGCGGTGAGCAGAAAGTCAATGATGAGTCCATCCGGGACACTTTAATTGACCTTGCCAACTATGCAATCATGACCGTATTGGAAATGGAGGTTGCGAACGATGACGGGAAATGAATATCAGAAGGAAGCCCTGAGAACAGCAAGCAGCATGAACTATGAGCATCATGGTATGCTCATCAACGGTGTACTCGGTTTGTGTGGTGAAGCGGGTGAAGTCGCTGACATTGTGAAGAAAGCAACCTTTCAGGGTCATGAACTCGATACAAAGCATATTGCCGAGGAGCTTGGTGACTGTGCTTGGTATTTGGCAATCGCAGCCGCCGCTATCGGCATGGAGCTTGATGATGTTTTTGAAATGAACAAGACAAAGCTCCGTGAAAGATACCCGGATGGGTTTTCTTGCGAAAAGAGCATTCATAGAAAGGAGTACGAAGATGGAAAGAGCCAACAGAATTGAGATTTTCAAATCCATGATGCAGTGTCTCGATGACCCGGAAATCCCGGAAAAGCTCGAAGAGTGGGGTTTCTTCGATGCGCCTGCATCTACAAAATATCACGGCAATTACAAAGGCGGTCTTTTCGACCATTCTTTCGCAGTTACCGAAGCTCTCGTTAACCTCACCGAAAAGAACGGTCTCGTTTGGCAAAGCAATCGCTCCCCATGGGTTGTCGGGATGTTTCACGACCTCTGCAAAATCGACCAATACCGTCATCCTGTCATGGGGAGAATCATTGATGGCGATAAGTACTGTCCTGTCTATGATGAACAGGCATGGGAGTACAACACCGACACTCTTCTTAAAGGTCACGGAGATAAATCGGTCATGCGTTGTGCATCGCTGCTCCAACTGACGGAGGAAGAAGTCATGTGCATCCGCTATCACATGGGAGCGTTCACCGACAAAGAGGAATGGCAGGACTACACGAGAGCGATTCATCGCTATCCGAATGTTCTGTGGACTCATCAAGCCGACATGATTGCGGCTCATATAAAGGGGCTTTGATATGAAAATCATTAAACCGTATCACGAGATTCTTACCCCGATTGATGGGGTACAGATGCTCAAACACATTGAAAGCTGTGGTCGTATCTGCTACAAGAGCGAACACAAAATCACCGATGATAGTTACCTCTCGTTCGTGAGAAACATCGTCAAACGGGGACATGAAGCCGTTCTCGAACATTCCTCTCTCTCCGTGAAGTTCGTGTGCGACAGGGGCGTTTCTCACGAAATTGTTCGTCATCGGCTTGCTTCCTACTGTCAAGAATCTACTCGGTACTGCAATTACTCGAAGGACGATTTTCAGAGCGAAATTACCGTCATTGAGCCGTCCTATCTTGACAAGAGCGCAGCGGGGTATCACATTTGGGAACGCTCCTGCAAAAACGCCGAGACCGCCTACTTCGACCTGCTCGACTTTGGTTGCTCTCCGCAGGAAGCACGAGCCGTTCTGCCGAACAGTCTGAAAACCGAAATCGTGATGACTGCCGACCTCAGAGAGTGGAGACATTTTCTGAAACTGAGAACTTCTCAGGCAGCTCATCCGCAGATTCGAGAGGTCGCTATCCCTCTGCTCAACGAACTCAAATCCCTCATTCCCGTCATCTTTGATGACATTGAGGTTTGAGATGAGCTATCGAAGGGTCGACTATCTTGAACAATGTTGGTACATCATCCGCTACTTCGTCCGTAGCCTTTTCAGGAGGAAGCAGAAATGAGAGTAAAACAGTATAAGGGTAAGGTTTTCGGCGCAGACTTTACCGCCAAAGAGCGACTTGCTATGAACATCGAAATCAACCGTCAAATCGTTGAAGCCGACCGAAAGTACACAAACGATATTGATGCGATGGTCTTGTATACCCTTCATGTTCATCTTGGTTTCGGTAAGAAGCGGCTCAGGCGGTTTTGGGAAGCGTTTCAGCAGGAGCATAAAGCCCTCATTGAGTATTATCAAATGCCCGATGACGGCGCATGGCTCTGTCAGAGAAAATTGAAAGACATCGGCGTAGATGTCGAAGAATGGAACAAGGAGGTCAACGATGAGACTGAAAAACAACAAGGGTAAAGTCCATTTCATTATGGTTGCGGGAAAAGACTTCGTACAGAACGAAATGGGTATCAATGCCGCCAACGCTCTTATCGAAAAGGGCGAAGTGACCGAGAGTAAGCGGTTTGAGGGCTATCCCATTTGCGTTGACGGCAAGTATTTCTTCGAGGGTACATACTCAAAGAAGAAAAAGAAAGCTACTGCATCCCCGGAGGTTGAGCCGGAAGATGCGCCCGAACAGGGATAACGCTCTGTGAGATACGCTAATCTCCCGCCCGACATTACCGCTCTCCCTCAGTGGGTCTGTGTGTGGAATGGCTCGAAGATACCGATGAAAGCCAATGAACGCAAAGGTGCATCGTCCGTCAACCCGGAAACTTGGTGCGATTTTGAGACGGCACAGAAAGCCGTCAGCGATGGTATCTACGACCATATCGGGTTTGTGTTCAACAACAATGGAATTGTAGGTATTGACATCGACTGCGGTTTCGATGAGGACGGCTTTTTGTCCGAAACGAGTATCGACATCATGCGAGCTTGTCGGTCGTATACCGAAAAGTCGAGAAGCGGTAGAGGTGTTCATATCCTGCTCAAAGGCGATTTACCCTTCAAGGGTAAGAATAACGGTAATGGGGTGGAGATTTACAAGAGCAGCCGATACTTCATCGTTACGGGCGAAAAGCTCATCTATGAGACGATGATAGAAAATCAGGAAGCGATTGATTATGTTGTCGGCAAGTACTTCCCGGAAACCGTGAAGGAAAATGACAACTCCGGCAGCTCTCAGCGTATCTATTCCCCATTGTACGAGAAGCCGGAGAACGGGAAAATCTCGCTCAGACCGAAGTACCCGCCCATACCGAGAGGAATGAGAAACCTGTCTCTCACCTCTCTCGCCGGGCAGCTTCACAATCAGGGCTACTCGAAAAAAGAAATCTATCAGGAGCTTCTACACGCAAATCAGGTCGCTTGTTCTCCTCCACTTCCTACGAGTGAGATTCAGACCATCACGAACAGCGTTACGAAGTACAGGAGGTAAGAATGAACGAGGAGTTTATAGCAAAACTACTCGCAGAACTCTTCGGCTTTCCGTGTAACTTCTCCCCATGCGAGGAGGAGTTACACAACTCCGAAGAGAACTGTGTTTGGTGTGAGGAACATTGCAATAAGTGTGATGAAGCCGATTGTTGGATGCACTATTTTGAAGTCAAATACAAGGAGGTGAATGAAAATGAGCGAAGAAATGATGACTGAGGTAACTCCCGAACTGTTTCAACTGAAAAGCGGTCAGCTCATCCTATCCGAAGAGCTTTCGAGAAAGATGTTTTACATCATGAACGCTCACCCGGAATCCCGGCAGCTCGACAACAGCGGGTATTCATGGGACGAAAGCGGCATGGCAGAACTCTTCTCCGAGTGTTATAAGAACGACACCCGGTACTGTCCGGAAGCGAAGTCGTGGTACACTTACGACAACGGTGCATGGCGCAAAGATGTCGGCTCTCTGCTCGTGGCTGAGAAAATCAAGGAGTTTACTCGTCTGATGGTCTTATACTGTGGAGAAATCACCGATGAGGAAAAACGCAAGAGCTATTTTGCGTTTGTAAACAAGATGGGGGATAGGCGTTTCCGTGACAGGTTGATGAAGGATGCCGCTTCCGTCTACCCCATCTCAGCATCTCAGTTCGATGCAAACCCAAACCTCATCAACTGTCTTAACGGTACATACGACTTGGAGACCATGAGCTTCCGGGAACACGATTGGCGAGACTATCTCACGATGCAGACCAATTTTGAGTACACCATGCAGGATGACATTCGCTGTGAGCGTTGGGAAGAGTTTATCCGTGAGGTTACGAGCAATGACAAAGAGAAAGCCGACTACCTGCAACGAGCGTTAGGCTACTCCATGCTTGGTACTTCCAAAGAAGAGTGTATGTTCATCCTTCACGGCAAAACGACCCGTAACGGTAAGTCAACACTGCTCGGAACGATTCACCACCTGCTCGGAGATTATGCTTCTGTCTCTCCCGTGTCGATTATCTGCAAGACCGACCGGGCAAAGAACGCAGAAGCAGCTTCCCCCACAATCGCCGCCCTTAAAGGAAAGCGGTTTGTAACAATGGCAGAAAGCAATCAGTATGGTAAACTCGATGAGGAGGTTATCAAACAGCTCACGGGCGGCGAGGAGATAACCGCCCGGAATCTGTATGAAAGCATGATGACCTTCCTCCCGCAGTTCACAATGTGGTTGTCCTGCAACGACCTTCCGAGTGTGCAGGATAAATCCCTGTTCGCTTCCGACCGTGTAAGGGTCATCGAGTTCAACAGGCACTTCACAGAGGAGGAGCGGGACGAGAGCTTGAAAGATGCTTTCAGAACACCCGAAGCAATGAAGGGTATCTTCACTTGGCTCGTGATTGGTTACTTCCGCTATAAGCGTTTCGGGCTGAAAATGTCTGAGAAGATGAAGGAAGTCATCAAACAGTACGAGCGTGACAACGACCTTGTGTTGCAGTTCCTCGAAGAGCGTTGCGAGAGAAATGAGGATGCAAGTACGAGAGCAAAGAGCCTGTTCGATGCCTATAAGATTTGGTGTAAGAGTAATGGGTATTATGTTTGCACCTCGAAGAAGTTCAACGCAGGACTCGAACAACACCCGGAATGGCACAACGGCAAGAAGGTATCGCATGGGTACACTGTTTTTGACGGTGTTTCCCTGAAAACCTGTTCATAAATTATTCACAAAGCCTGTTTAGCGAGCGTTTTGGGTAGAGTGGGTAGAGTAAATTAGCTTTTTTCTATAAAGTGTCTTATAGAGAGTACTATATAGAGGACTTTACTGAAAAAGCCGATTTTCCTCTACCCACTCTACCCGACAGGCAGAAAGGAGCATACGAGATGAAAGACAAAGAATTGACTGACATCGGTCAGCAGGTAGCAAAAAGAGGGAGACCGAAAGGCTCAGGCGGCAACGAAAGGAAAGACCTTTCTTGGAACGGAAATGAAAATCTTTTACCGGGGGATAGGGGTCGATATTTGCGACACGCTCTTGCGAGTTGGGACTTGCCTGAGATTGATATATCCGATGAGAAACAGGTTGAAGAGCGTATCATTTGGTACTTCAATCATTGTGTAGAAGATGACATCAAGCCGACTGTTTCCGGGATGTGTAATGCACTTGGTATCGACAGAAGGACATTCTATACTTGGCAGGTTGGAGAGTATAGAGAGAACACGCACTCTCCCATTATTAAAAAAGCGAGGGCAATTCTCGAAGAAATGTGGGAAGATTGGATGGTCGATGGTAAGATTAACCCGGTCGTTGGAATCTTCCTCGGAAAGAATCATTTTGGCTATGCCGACAAACAGGACATCATTGTTACGCCGAACAACCCTCTCGGTGAAGTAAGAGACCCGGAAGAGGTGCGACAGCGTTATCTTGATTCCGTAGTGGTTGATGAGCTTCCACCCGATGACGGCGAGGAAAACGGCTGAGAAAATAAACTTTTTCATTTTTTGAAAAGCCGCAGAAAGGACTTTTCAGAAGGTTGAAAATCGGCTTGGCAAAGTTCGCCCCGGCTAACTCTCACCGAAACAAAACGAAAAGTGAACGAAAAGAGATCCATTCGGGCGGCGGTGCTGCTCCGGGTGGGTCTCTCGGTCGTTTTTCGGGCGTGGCTCTGTGCGCCCTCTGCGGCTCTCTGTGCGGCGTTTGCGTGTCGGGTAGTTCTCTATACCCTCGCCGCCCTGTGTGGCTCTGTGGGCGTTCTGTGGGCTTCTGTGAGGACATAAGGAAAGCCGCCCGGCGTTATCTCCGGGCGGCTATGCGGTCAAATATGGATTTGTGCGGCTTCTGAGCTTCCCACCATTGCACCCGCTCGGCTATGGCTTCGGGCGGTGTCATGGGTATTTTGATAAGCTCGCAGCCCTTCGGCGTGAGGTAGTACCCGAAACCGTAGCGGGGCAGCGTTTCCGCTCCTTTGGTGTTTATGATGTTTCGGGAGTCCTGAGCGGTCGGACATCGTAGCGCAACCCGTGAATCAAGATTGACTTTGATTTGACCGTTGATAATGTCCCTTGTTGGTCGTTGGGTGGCAAGAATCAAATGCAGGTTTGCGGCTCTTCCGAGTTGTGCAAGGCGTATTATTTGCGGCATGGTTTCCCGCTTCTGCGTGGTCATGAGGTCGGCGAACTCGTCCACAATAACAAATATGTCCGGCTCGGTGCTTTTCTTCTGTCGGGCGGCTTGCATTCGCTTGTATCGTTCTTCCATGACCTCGACAGCGTACACCAAAGCGGCGGCGATGTCGGGCGGCTCACTCGCATATATGAGCGTGTGCGGTAGTTCCTTATAGTCGATAAGTTCAACCCGTTTCGGGTCTATCATGATGAAGCGGCAGCGGTGCGGGGCTTTGTAAAGTGCGGTATAAATGAGCGTGTTCAAAAGTACGCTTTTACCGCTTCCCGTACTTCCTGCAATGAGTAAATGCGGCTGTTCGAGCATATCGAGACAGACCGCCGCCGCCGTTCCTCCGGGCGTTTTCCATTCCTTCGGCATTGTTTCACCTCCTACAAAATGAGCCGGGACGAACTGCCCCGGCTCGGTGTCTTTCGTTGTTATTTGCGGGTGATTGTGTAGGCGTTGAAGGTCTTACCGTTGCCGACCTGCCGCCACTCATAGCCGCAAGACTCGAACACAGAGCGGAAGCAGGAAACCCCACAACCACCATCAAAGGACGGCAGCCCGGCGAAAGTGTGGACGGAATACGGGAAACCCTCGCCGCTCTCGGCGTGGTCGTACAGAATCCGCATAATTTTGGGATTTTGATTCATAGCGGAAGCAATTGCCGCCGATTCCTTATCATAGCCGCAGCCGCTCGCCGTTCCGAAGGTGCGCCGCTGTTCTGCCGTGATGGTAGCGTGTGGGATGCTTCCCCATGTGCGGGAGCGGGTGAACTCAACCGAAATATTAACCGATTCGGGCAGCTTGCAGGATTCGGCGAGGGCGAGAGCTTCAAGGCGTTTTGCCGTGTTCTTGGCTTCCTCTCTTGCCTTCTTCGCTTTCATCTTGGCGAGGATGTCGGCGGCGGGTTTCTCTTCGGGTGCTGTGTTCTTGATGGCTTCAAGGGTTTTCGGGGTGGTGTACTGCTTCAAATACCAACTTGCGAGAATGTCGGCGGCGGTCTTGGTTTCTATCTCTTGATTGAACTTGTTGAGGGTTTCGGCTTCGTGGTCTGCTATTGCCTTTCTGATGTTCGGGTGTCTCTCGGTGTCGATGATGTCGAGGTTTAAGAAGTGCTTGACAAGTTCGCAAAAGCGAGTCCATGCGCTTTCCTTGCTCTCTGCGCCCATGTTGGCGCAATATGCGAGGTGTTCGACCTCCTGCACCTGTTCGGCGGTCAGCGTTTCGGGGTTGATGAACTTCTCGAAGCGGTCGAGGGTGTCGCAAGTTAACATTGTTTTTTTCATGGTGTTTCCTCCTTGTAATTGTGCCGGGTTTGTGCTATAATGGAGGAGCAGCCGCCCGGCGTGGGTTGGTTTGTGTGAGCGTTCCCGGTTGGCTTTGGTCGGCGGTCGGGTGCGCTCTCTTTTGTTTACGGTCTTATTATAGCATACTCGCATTTACTTGTCAAGGGTTTCTGCGAAAGTTTTTCAAGATTTTCTGCGATTTATTCGCCGCCGCCCTTTTTCGCTCGTTCGTTGCGCTGTTCGGCTCATCGTCTCGCCCATTTTCCCGGCAGCGGTGACGGCATACCCCCGGAGGGGGAAGCCGGGGCGAGGTTTGGCGGCGGGGGAGGGTCGTAACCACTCGCAAAAATAAAAAGGCTTTTTCGCAAAAACCTATTGACAATCGCAAAAACTTATGCTATACTATATGCGAACAGGAGGAATGAACAATGAACTTCAAAAACGCAGTCGGCTATGTCCGTGTCAGCACCGAAGGACAGGTCGGAGATGACAAGTTCGGTATTGACTCTCAAAAACAATCCATCCTTCTCTACGCAAATGAGAATGGCTATAATATCGTACAATGGTATATCGACAAAGCGGTGAGCGGTGTTAAGGACAATCGCCCTGAGCTTGATAAAATCCTCTATGGGGATGATGTAACCAATCCACCCTATGAAGCGGTCATCGTTGCAAAGTCTGACCGTATGGCGAGAGACATCAAGCTCTACTTCTACTACCTCTACACTCTCGAAAAGAAGAACATCAAGCTCCTGAGTGTTTGTGAGCAGTTCGATGATGACAATGGTCTGAGTGGCATCTATCGCTCCATCATGCTTTTCGTTGCGGAACAGGAGCGGCGAAACATTGCGATGCGTACAAGCAGCGGTCGCAGAGTCAAAGCGAAAGCCGGAGGTTATAGCGGTGGTCGCAGTCCTTACGGCTATAAGGTCGAAAACGGACAGCTTGTCATAAATGAGAGCGAAGTGCCTATCGTGAAGATGGTCTTTGAGGGTTTGGATGCAGGTCGTACTCTTTGGGATATTGCCGATGGTTTGACGGCGGCAGGATATACCACTCGCAAGGGTACGGCGTTCAGAGAGTCCAATGTAAGAAGCATCCGAGATAATCGTCCTTTCTACGAGGGAATGTATAAGTACGGCAAGGACATGAATTGGGTCAAGGGCGTTCACGAGCCGATTCTCAAAAAGGAGGGATAAACGATGATATGGGCGTTTAAGATGTTTTTCAAGATATTCGGGAAAGTTTTGCTTTACTCGTTTTGCATCCCATTCGCCATTGTTTGTCTGCCTTTCTATTTGCCGTACTATCTCATCAAAGAGCGTAAGGACAAGAAAAACGGTCTGATGACAATAAGGCGGGGACGAATACCAAAGAATTCACCGTCCATGTCCGGGCAGGACTACGAAGTATATTGTGCAAAGCGACTTGCACATGAAGGGTATCATAATCTCTCAGTTACTCCGGGTAGTGGGGATTTTGGAGCGGATGTTATTGGGTACGACCGCAAAGGTCGGAAAGTATGCTTTCAATGCAAGTTGTATCAAAGCTCGGTCGGAGTTTCAGCAGTTCAGGAAGTTTTAGCTGCAAAGCAGTATTATAGCGGAGACCGTGCGGTTGTTATTACCAATTCAACTTTTACCCCCGCTGCTCGCAAATTGGCTAAGAGCGGAAATGTGCAGCTCATTGAACGGTATTACGAAAAAGGTGCGGATGACCTTCGGTGGATTGATGCAATCGAGGAATATCACGCTGCCATAGATTAAGGCTCTCGCAACAGGGCGATGAGTAACAGTCAACAGGGACTACCTTCGGGTAGTCCTTTTCTTTTGGGAGGTAATGAAAGTGGATAACGAAAAACTCATATCCAAAATATTTTTTGAAATACAAAAAGACCCCTCTGACTACCGGGCATACGAGGATGTGTTTTCGCTTTGCCGCAGTATTGAGGAGTCCGACTTCAAATTGGCGCACGACACTAACGCTGAGTTGCGGTCGTATATCAGCCGGGGAATGAAAACCTCGGCGTATACAAAACTGTTTGACCTGTATCGGCGCAGCTTGCTATTCGATGCACCGTACAAGTTCGACAGCTATCTTCTCTACATCGAAATCAACCGAAAGCCGGAGGAGCGTTTCTATCAACCTCGCCGCCATATTCTGAAACAGGTTGTGGATAACCTGCAAAAACTTGTAGACGATGAACTTGATGAGCTGTTTATCTCCATGCCTCCTCGTGTCGGCAAGACCACCATTCTGATGTTCTTTGTCACTTGGCTCATTGGGCGTAATAGTGAGTCATCCAACCTCTATTCCGCATATTCCGATACCATCACCAAAGCGTTCTACAACGGCGTGTTGGAGACTATTCAAGACCCTGTGACATATCTGTGGAAGGATGTATTTCCCTCTGCGAAGGTGGTACAGACCAACTCTGCCGATGAGACTCTGAACATCGACCGTAAAAAGCGTTATCCCTCACTGACCTGCCGTTCTCTCTACGGTACTCTGAATGGTGCGTGTGACTGCAACGGCGTTGAAATCTCCGATGACCTTATCGGCGGCATTGAGGAAGCAATGAATAAAGACCGTTTGATGTCTGCATGGAGCAAAGTCGATAACAACCTGCTTCCTCGTGCGAAGGAAAGGGCAAAAATCCTTTGGTGCGGTACTCGATGGTCTATGATAGACCCGGCAGGACTTCGCATGGAACTTCTGCAAAACGATGAGCGATTCAAGACTCGCCGTTTTGCGGTCATCAATCTGTCGGCACTCGATGAGAACGATGAGAGCCAATTCAATTACGACTACGGTGTGGGTTTCAGTACAGAGTACTATCAGCAGCGGCGAGCTTCCTTCGAGCGCAACAACGATATGGCTTCTTGGGCGGCTCAGTACATGGGTGAGCCGATTGAAAGAGACGGTGCTTTGTTCACCCCGGATGACTTTCGCTATTACAATGGCGAACTTCCAACCGATGTTGAGCCTGACCGTATCTTTATGGCGGTAGACCCAGCGTTCGGTGGTGGTGACTTTGTTGCATCCCCGGTCTGTTATCAGTATGGTGAGGATATTTATGTTCACGATGTAGTGTACGACAACCGGGACAAGAAAGTTACTCAACCGCTGCTCGTTAAGGCGGTCATGGAACACAATGTTCAGGCAATGCAGGTTGAAGCAAATAAGTCTACCGAGTCGTACAAAGAGGGTATTGAGGAGGAATTGAAGAAACAGGGCTACCGCCTGAACATTACAACGAAAGCCGCTCCCACCGACAAGGCAAAGTATCAGCGCATTTTCGATAAAGCCCCGGATATTCGAGAGATGATGATTTTCAGAGAGCCGGGAAAACGAGATAAAGCCTACTCCCTCTTCATGCAGAATGTGTTTTCCTACAAAATGCTCGGCAAGAACAAAAACGATGATGCCCCCGATAGTCTTACAATGGCTGTGAGCATGGTACGAAATCCGATGGGGCGTTGTGAGGTTTTCCGAAGGACTTTTTGATTTTCCTATTCTCCAATGGTTTATTTACACAAAACCACTTGACAAAGCATTGAAGATATGCTATAATGGTATGTGTATAAGAATAGGTACTTGAAGGAGGTGGGCTGAGTGGCTATGACTCGTACATTGACAGGCAGGACTGTCATCTATACCGATGTGGATGTCATCGACAGAAACAATGTCGTGGAAGTCCTGAATAAGGCTCTCGAAACTCACGATGTCAACAAGAATGACATTCAGTACCTTTACGACTATTACAAGGGCAAGCAGCCCATTCTTGAAAGAGTGAAAGACATTCGTCCCGAAATCAACAATAAGTTGGTCGAAAACCGGGCAAATGAGATTGTGTCTTTCAAAGTCGGCTATCTCATGGGAGAGCCGATTCAGTATGTTTGTCGTGGTGGAAGCGATGAGCATTCCGAAGCTATCAATCAGCTCAACGAGTTTGTGTTTGCTGAGGATAAGGCGGCGAAGGATAAAGAGCTTGCAGATTGGTTTACTATCTGCGGGACTTCGTTTCGCATGATACTCCCGGATGCCATTGACGATGATGTTGACGAAGCTCCTTTCGAGATTTATACTCTCGACCCTCGCTATTCTTTTGTGGTCTATCACAATGGTCTCGGCAACAAACGCAAGATGGGTGTAAAGTACATTATCAAGCAGGACAACAGCATTGTGTATAGCGTATACACCGATGCAATGTACTTTGAAATCAAAGACGGCAAAGTTCTCAAAGCAGAGCCGCATTCTCTCGGATGTGTCCCAATCATCGAGTACCCGGCGAACACCGCTCGGCTCGGTGCGTTTGAGATTGTCCTTCCTCTCCTCGATGCAATCAACGAGGTCGGAAGTAACCGTCTTGACGGTGTTGAGCAGTTTGTTCAGTCCATTCTTCTCCTCAAAGGTGTTGACATTGATTCTGATGACTTCAAGGCTTTGAAGGAAAACGGCGGTCTGAAAGTTCCGCTCGAAGGAGATGCAAAGTATCTCGTTCAGGAACTCAATCAAACTCAGACTCAGACCCTTGTCGATTATATGTATCAGACGGTGCTTACCATTTGCGGTATGCCTAACCGAAACGGCGGTAGCTCTACGAGCGATACCGGGTCGGCGGTCATTATGCGTGATGGTTGGTCTGCCGCCGAAGCGAGAGCAAAAGACACTGAGCTGATGTTCAAGATGTCCGAGAAGGAGTTTCTACGGTTAGTTATCTCCATTGCAAACACTCTTCGAGATATGAACTTGAAGCTCTCTGCAATCGAGATACGCTTCACCCGCCGTAACTACGAGAACATTCAGGAAAAAGCACAGGTGCTTACTACGATGCTCTCGAACAATAAAATTCATCCTCGACTTGCTTTTGAACACTGCGGTCTCTTCGTAGACCCGGAACTTGCTTATACCGAAAGCAAGGAATACGCCGAAGAGCGTGAAGCCGAACTTCTGAAAGAGTTGGAAACTGACTCCGCTCACAAAGATGACGGTGGCGAGGATGACTCAGACGAAAGCGAGGACAACGATGACAACGCTGAAAGCGATTGACGGCTCTTCTGACAAGAACGGAGAGGTTGTTCTTCACCTGTTTTTGTCGGATGGAAGTCAGGAAACTTTTAAGTTGTCTCGTTCCGATGTTATCGCTTTCTTCGACAAGGAGGTGTGAACGATGTACGAATATACCGATAAGGTCATCCGTTATATGCGGAAGAAGTTCATTCGGTTGTTCAATCAGTTCAACGGTCTTACCTCCTTTGACGAATTGAATGTTATTCAGTCCTCCAAATCTCTCTACGAAGAGTTGGAGAAGATAACAGAAGAAGGTCTCCTTTTAATAGCCAAACGAGCCTATAAAGACCAAAGCGGCAAGTTTGCAGATGCAATCTCCGTCGCTTGGTTGCTCGGATGGTTGAACGACTACAACCCTGTAACGAAGTATGTGTATATGCACGAAATCGAACGAAAGTGCGCTCGGTTTGCCGAGAGTGTTCTCGCAAGCGACAATCGTGCGAAAGAAACTGAAACGGCTCTTCGTTATTGGTCTAACATGGTTACACAGTACGCTATCGACATTACCGATAAGGCGGTTGAACAAGCCTATCTCGATAACGATGTCGAAAAAGTAATATGGGTGACAATGAAGGACGAACGGCGTTGTACCGAGTGTCGAAAGCGAGACGGTAAAATCTACGACATTGCAAAAGTACCGCCGAAACCCCACTTGGGGTGCAGGTGCTATCTACTGCCATATTGGGGAGGTACAGACTGATGGCAACAGCAGTAATTGACTCGAAGCTGTTTACGACTGAGGTCATTGAGGAGATTCAAAGAATCCTCAAACATGGCAACTCAGTTGAATTGAAGCGGGAAAACAGCCGACTCGTGGTAGTCGAGATTCAACGAAAAGTGAAAATTAAGACTTCTACAAATGGGTAGAGGGAAACAGCCAACAGGGGCTATGAGCAAAATGCTTGTAGCCCCTGTTCTTTTTTTTGATATAGCAGCCGAAAGGCTTGATATATGAGAGTGAACTCTAAACGCAAGGGTCAGACAAGACCGTAAAACAGACA